CTATTTTTTTTGTAAGGATACTATAACCAATCCTCCAACATGTCGGCCCAAGTATCGGACATAACCACTAAAATTTTAGAAGAGTTCAAATCCCGCGGCTATCCTGACAACGAAGGAACCAAAGCACTTTCTGCCAAAATAATCGATATTGTGCGTAATGATGATGCATTGAATTCTGTGGCCGAGCCGGAATCCGTGGACGAAACGTCCGCGCCGATAGAAGAGCCCGCCCCTGTAAATCGCGATATAAAATCGAACATTCGGCTATTTATCACTAATAAACCCAACAGTCGGGGCAGTTATATTTCCGGATATGATGTTATTATCAATGCCGATGAATATCCGTTCACTTCCGCGGACGAAGTGTCGGCCGTCTTGAAACAATTGCTGGGTAATCCGGTTGAGAAGGGCTATCTGTATACTTCATCCTCTACGGAGCAGATCACCAAAGCAGATACGGCTCAACCGATGATCACTCAAGGAGGCAAGAAAAAACGTTCGAATACCCGAAAACATCGAATAGCGCGAAAAAACCGTCGCAGCCGGTCCAAGAAACCGTGCCATGCGAAAATGCCGATGATATTGGTCTAATCATATAGCGTAAAATATTTGGCCATTTGCTAAATACTTTACAAAAAACAAATTAGAATCGTCCACACTATGTATGGCAAGAGTCCGAAAAATGTCGTTGTATGTAGTGCCTGAAAACCAAGAAATGTTATGGAATGTTATCAACAAGAACCTCTTTATCCAACAGTATTTTACGAAATTTCCCCCAGACGTCCAGCATTCCTGGTTCCAAACGATCATTCGTCATTTTTACGAAAAACATAAATCCGGTAATATCACCGTGAATGATTTGCATAATATTAACCGCGAAACCATTGCGTATATGATTGAAAACGTTCGGCAACGGAGTCTTTCTATGCCTGCGGCTTCCGCTCCAACCATGTTAGCCCCTAACATTTCTACTCCGCCTCATCATCCAGACAATAAGCAGGATGTCTATGCGCAAGAATTTCAACAACGCCAGCAGGAATATAAACAAATGATTGAAAAGAAACAACCAGAAGGAATCGATTTCCGCGAAAAAACGGCCGATACCGCCATTTCGAATATGAGTGAATTAATTCAACAACACTTACAACAACGTGCGTCCGATATTAAAATGTATTCTCCGCCGCCACCTACACCGGCTGCCAAACCAAGCCCGGACAGTGTGTCAAATATCACACTCGCCGTCGATCCTAAACCTGCTCCTGCACCCACTCCGGCACCTGGGCCCACATACGATTTCTCTACGCATATAGAACCGCTTACCAAACAAATAACAGAGCTATCTGGTGAAGTCCAATCTCAAAAACAATATATCACTCAGTTGAATGAAACGATTCGCGCAATGCAAGACCAAATCGCCCAACTATATTCAACCAAGGTTTCGACATAATTCCCGTCCTGATCAGATGGACCGGAAACAATATAGAAAAATATGGTATGTATACTCTATGGAACTATTTACACACACTCTTTTCATTAATCTCGACCATCGAACGGACCGTCTAGCCCATGCCAACGCTGAATTCGCGAAAATGGGTATTCAGGCGGAACGATTCAGTGCAATCCGAGCCAAAGAAGGTGCCATTGGTTGCACGATGAGCCATATCAAGTGTCTGGAATTGGCAAAAGAACGGGATTACGAACAGGTATTTATTTGCGAGGACGACATAACCTTTGTGGATCCAGAATTGTTTAAACAAAACATTGCCAAATTCGTCGCCAATGAGGATATCCGATGGGACGTTCTTATTATTGGCGGGAATAATGTGCCTCCCTATCAACAGCTATTCGACTATTGTGCTCGCGTGTTTTCGTGTCAGACAACCACCGGATATGTAGTTCAGCGAGAATACTATGATACACTCATTCACAATTTCAAAGAGGGTTTGCAAAAACTAACTCGGAATCCGGCCAACAAACGTGAATTCGCGATTGACATTTATTGGAAACGACTACAACATGAGGATTTTTGGTATATGATTACACCTCCCACCGTTTCGCAATACGAAAACTTTAGTGATATTGAACAGCGCGTAACACAATATGAGGGTTTGCTCTTAGACATGGAAAAACAATGGTATGTCGAACAGCAAAAAATGGTGAATCAATTTCGGTTTCTACGCTAATCGTATACGCCAGGGGCGTTCGGTTGCGTTGCGGCGCTTCTTGAGGGTATACTTCTTCCACACGGAAGACGTATACATTTCGTTATGGCTGTATGCGCAAAAAGTTGGACAATACCGTCTTGTTCTTTTCCGCATATTGCATGGTGCGCAGTTTATCTTGATATTCCTTTTGCATCATCTGATCGCGATAGGTCTTGTTTTGCATCTCCAATAACCGTTCCGCCTCCGGTTTCGCGAGCGGAACGAGGGATTGTTTACCGCGCTCTTGCATAATATGGTCTACCGATCTATATTGGGACATATTATGAATATCCTTTTCGCTCACAACAAACACCGTTTGATCTTTGTGCACCTTACGCAAGTCGTCGTATTTCAACTTGCTAAATGGGTCGCTCGTAGCATAGGTTTCGTCATCATCCTCCTCATATAACCGATCCCCACTACCACTATTGACATACAAGGTTTCGACCCCTTTGTATCGAACTAACCCCCGCTGCGTCTGTTTGACCTGTTCAAAAACCGTGCTCATGTTGTTCGCACTTATATTATCGGGCACCACATAATTCGGATCCTGATTAGAGAACCATTCGTTTTTAGTCGGATCCGGACGTTTCGTCATATTTTGATCAAATAGCTGATTAAACTTCTTCTGAAAATCCGAAGAAGACATCTCCTGAATCGCGGATGCCACCTGCCGCTGAATCCGTTTATCTGGACTGCCTTCCATTTTCGATTCATAATTTATTTTTTCAACCGGCACCCCCTGCGATGCGCGCTGTTGGTTCTCGTAAAAACGAACTACCATATCGAACGCCTTTTTGTAAAATAAAAAATACTCTGGGGGTAATTTAGATTTATCTGGATGCATCATCAAAACTCGTTTTTTCGCTCGTTTTAGACCATCCATCGAAATATCGTAATCTAAATCGAACAAATTCAACACCTCACTCAATGAATACATGTGTATGTCCAAATTATGTGTATGAGTCGTCATCGGTGAACTATACTAGTCAGATAAAGAATTTTTGCAAAATAGACATAAAACGATCTCTATACATATACTATACTATTTCTCTATTTTAGTATGCCACGAGAAGAGATTACACATATTGAAAATCGCGCCGCATTCCTAGAATTACTTAAACAGAATCCGGGAGTGTTTGTTATAAAATTCGGAGCGGATTGGTGTGGTCCGTGCAAAATGATCGAAAACGACTTGCATAAATATTATGAACAATTGCCAGATAATGTGATGAAGGCCATTATCGACGTGGACGTATCCTTTGATCTCTATGCCTATCTAAAAAGCAAAAGAATCGTAACCGGCATTCCCGCAGTTTTATGCTATTATAAAGGAAACACGACGTATGTTCCTGACAATATCCATATAGGGATCGACAAATTACTGCTAAATAATTTTTTTGAAAAATGCATCCTCTTTGCCAAGAGCCATTCAGTGTAGTTAGTCATTCAGCACAATACGGTTTGTCATAACAAAACTCTCAGCGAGCGTGTCGATCGTCATTCGCGGGTTTGTATTGACCGAATTCGCCCATCGTATATTATACATATTTGACATCATTTGGATCACATTTTGATCTTGGATAACGGTAGTTTCATCTGCCGTATTCATCCAATGTTTCTCGATTAAATCCGATATAATGCTCATTATATGTGCAGGATACAGTATCTTGTCTACATTTTTATAGTTATAGATGAAATCATATAGCATAGGGTGATATCCGAACCATTGATATAACGATTCTTGATACACCGCATATTGCGGGCGATTTAAAATCGTTTGAATCATGCGCGGAATCCTCGTCTCGCTCTCTCGTTCGGTCGGATTCGGATCATGTTTAAATCGAACATAATTTCCGATCATAAAATTAGCAGGTTGAATATAATGGTCGGCGAGTATTTCGAGGATCGTAGGAACAAATATCTCTATGGATTCGGCATCGCATACCTTGTTTATCATCATATAGGATATATGTCTATGTCTGGCTTGAATATTATCGAGTAAGGTCTTGTTTTGGATGAAATTCTGGCTATTGTCGAATGTGTCCCATATGATCACTAGGGTTCGGAACCAACTATTTTCTCGTAAAAACGTTGGCACCATTTGTAGGTCGGCGTTCGTCTTTGTTTTTATGAGCGATGTATGCGATAATCGAATCGATGGTTCGTTATATTTACCGCCAATGGATACATACACTCTAGCAATATCTACATGTTTATTGAATATCACCTCAATCTGTTGCTTGATATCTGTGAAGGATCGATTATGATTCATCGAATTATTTTGGTTTAATTATTTATTATGATAATAATTACACCACAACTTTCAATTTTACACCGATGGTTTGGACTTGGACTTGGATTTGGTTCTTCGGTGCATGTCTCGTCGTTTGGTTTTACGATGCTTGCGTTTGTCTCCACCGGCAACGGGTATGGCTACCGGAATCGCTGCTTGGGTGGAAGCCGGCTGACCCGCCGGCTCTGCTTGTTTCGAAAACGGGTTCAATGTCGCTATACTTGGCAATGCACTCCCGATATTACTAAATGATTCTTTGATAGAAGGCAATGGGTTTGTGATGGTGGGCAATGGGTTTGTGATGGTGGGCAACGGGTTCGTGATGGCAGGCAATGAGGTTGTAAAACTGCTCACAGGTTCTTCCACATGTTCCGGTTCTTCAATGGATGCATATGCAAATACCATACTTAATACACTTATACATAGGTATGCCGGGATGGGTATATAATCCTCGTTCATTACAATAGGCACATATATTTTTTTTTGAACGTCGCAAAATTGATTTTGAAATCGTGGTGTGTTCTTTGCACAAAAATGAATCCACATCAAACTGTTGGGTTGCGACGTAATCCGATTGATAAATTTTATACACGTGCGTCGGTAGCGGACTCATGTATTCAACATATAGGTCGTGTTATGTGTGTAAACTATGCGCGCGATATTATCATTGAACCGAGTGCCGGCAATGGCTCCTTTATACCCGGGATTAAATCTCTCTGCCAGAACCACCTCTTCTACGATATTGATCCTGCACACACAGATGTTATTCCACGTGATTATATGACGTTCGATGCTAGCACACTACCTTCTCTATATTCGCGAATACATATTGTGGGTAATCCTCCTTTCGGCAGACAATCCTCTCTAGCGATTCGGTTCATAAAAAAATCGTGCGAATTTTGTGATAGCGTCTCCTTTATACTTCCGAAAAGTTTCAAAAAAGAAAGTTTAAAAAAACATTTTCCACTCGCATTTCATTTGATATTTGAATGCGAACTACCTGACAAGTCGTTTTTAGTAGAGGGTGTCGAGCATGATGTGCCGTGTGTGTTTCAAATTTGGGAAAAAAAGAATGTAGATCGACCCGTATCGAACAAGCTCGAGCCGACCTGGTTTCAGTTCGTTCAAAAACACGAAAATCCGGATATTTCGATTCGACGAGTGGGGGTCAATGCAGGTGCGGTGGATACCATGATCGAGACAAAAAGCACACAGTCCCACTACTTTATTCGTATACTCAATCATGTGCCAGCGGCGGAGGTTATACCCAAACTTTCGCAAATATCTTATGAGTTTAATAATACGGTGGGACCGAAGTCGATCTCCAAACAGGAACTAATCAAAGAATTTATCAAAATCTTTTGACGGGATACAGCCTTTCGGATATGCGGCGGCTAATTCGCTACCTTTTACGAATTTTATTTTTATTTCTGGGAAATTCACATTGCTCACCACAATATAGGTTAGTTTTTTTGCTTTTTCTTCGAAGATGGCTTGGTCAAAATGACGTCCTTCGCCGATCATATTCGACGGCAGAAATTTACATCCACGTGCGGTAAACGTCTTTTGATCATATTGTATCGACTCGTCATATTTATCCGTGTGATCGTATTTTTTGCATCCCGTTATGTGGTTTAGTGGGAACTTTTCGGCCAACCACGGTTCGATAAAATGCGAAAATGCGCGACCGTCCTTGAATATTTCGGTCAGCATACTCTCCGGCAAACAATCAAAATGAATGTCTTGCAACCGGTAGGTATATACGTGATTTAGTTGGATGGGCGGTTGGGTGATCTCATTTTCCATTACTTGCATGATGTTGTCGATCATTTTTGCTTACGTCTCACAATCAATTTTTATTCCAACTGTCGGTCTAGAACCACTTCCTTCGCCAAGCTTTTGATGATTTTATTGTCCATTTTGACTTGTATATCTTCGAAATCACCCAAGACGTTCCTCATCATTTTGAAGCAGAAATCGTATTTTGGACTGCCGATTTCTAAACACTCTGGATTGCGCTCTCGCCATTCCATCGTTTTCCCGTAGTTTTTCTTCGACACCATCGAAATGGCCTTACGTAGATAGCTCTTCTCGGCGGTGTCTTTATTCCACTCATTCTGATCTTTGATATACATGATTTCGCGCTTCAGGTCGGTGCAATGCACCGGACGCTTGGAGACATCGAGGTCCTTGATCCGCGACAGAATGATGTCCGTCATACCCGCTACGTATCCATTATGGCCAATGTTCTCCAGCTCGTTCATCTGCACTTCAATCGTCTCGATGAAATCCGACAGGTTGATTGCGTCCTTACATGTGGTATTGAGAAAAAAGTTGAGGTTGAACTTTTGGTTGTTGTGATGATTGGTGGTGGTGTTATGATGAATCGTGTTATTGATCAGCTTACCGTCGTTCACTGCGGATAACAATTGTCGTTGCAATGCCATGTTTTCATGTTGAGCCTGTTGCATCTGTTGCTGAGCTTCTTGCATCTTGCGATGCGATTCATGTAATTGGGCGGACTGTTCCACCATCAGATCGCGGAAAGTCTGATTTTGCTTTAGAATTTCTAAAATTGTATTTGCATTGATCGTCTCTACTACCGGAGAATCGATGGACGGTTGTGTGCAAGTTTTTGAATGTCGCCAGAGAGATGTTCGGCTAGTAAAATGGTTATTGCAAGACGAACATACATGTGGCGTAAAATTTGTTTCACGTTGTTTCAACGCATAAACTTTTTTTGTGTGTTTTGCAGTGGTTATATGCCGCTGCCAATCGACATTTTTGCTGCATATGAACTCACATGTTTCGCATGTGAAAGATGGGGGATTTTGGGCGGATGAGGGTGGAGAGGGATGTCGTTCGTAATGTGCCGGGAGTTGGTCGCTGCCATTTAGGGTTGCGTTGTATAATGTGATATATTCACATGCAGCGAATTTCACGTCATTGCTATCTTTACATGTTCGGGTGTCGATAATCTCCATTGTCCAGTTTTCCCATCCACCGTGTTTTCGTATGGTTTCATATAATTTAGTATCATGTTTTGGCAGCATTTTGCATTTGCAACCCTGTTTATGTGCATATTTTCGTTGAACGAAATTGGTCGTATGACCAATATATGCATCGGTGATCGCTGGATCGTTGCAGACAATTTTGTAAAATATAGT